TTACTTTTCGTTTAAATGATTAATATTTCTTTCGTAGAACTCATTCCAAGCCTTTTTCTTGATGAAGATGAAGAAGAGAAGCAGCCCTAGGGCGACCATCAGCAGATGGAGCGGATGGCACAAGACACCGAACCCGAAGGAACGCTGGAAGTCGATGCAGAACGAAATAATCAGCACTCTGTAGGTAGAGAACGCCCGATGCACCCAGCAGAACCCATAGGCTAGACTGACGATGATCCAGGCGATGAAGCCGAAGAGCGAGCAGTCGAATATCCACTCCGTGAGTTTTACCCGAATGCCGAACGAGAGCAGGGTGCAGTGCACCAGCATCACAAACGCACCCACTGGAGGGATGATGCCTATTATCAACCTGCTGGCTTTCCATAGCCAGCTTTTACCGAGAGCGGCAAGAAGAACCTTCTCCTTCCGCTCTATGAAATCCTCATCTTTCATCGTTACTTAGAATTTTAGTTGATATTGTACCTGGGCGAGAACTAAAGTTCACGCAGCCATTTCTGACCCGATTTAGTCTTAGACCAAATTACGAGACTGGTGCCGATAACCGCACCTATGAACATAAATAAAGTTGCTAGTTCCATAATCTAAACATTTGAATTATTATACTTCATTACATTATTAGCGAAATAAGCGAAGGCGAATGACGCTATGACACCGAAGGCAATAAAAAGGATATTATACAATCCTATCTCATCGCCAGTAATCAATGGTGAGAACCCACCAATGCCCGTTCCGCTTATAAACAGATTTGAAACACCATACAGATACGTTGCAAGCAGCGTCCTGCGGTCGTGCTCTTTAATTAACTTACTGACCATACCTTATAATTCACGCAGCCACTTCTGACCTTTCTTTGATTTCAAGAAAATACCGAATGCAATGGTCATTCCCAATGCCATCACGTTAAATAACAAAAAAGCATCCATAGGCTAAAGCAAGTTATTTTGTCTAAGCCATTTTTTGCCGTTTCCAGTGAGACAGAATGCGAGGAACACCATACAAGGCACTCCCACGAACAAGAAAGCTAAATATACTCCCATAATTTATTTCTCCTTTTCCTTTTTGCCCTTTCCATCCTTTTTGTTGCTGAGTATGAGACCCACGACCAGGCAGAGGAAGGCTAGGGCGATTCCAACTATATAAATTAATACTTTATCCTCGAAATCCTTGAATAGCGAACTAATCACGACACCAGTCAAGATATATTTCGACACATCAACGAAGTACGAGCCTAATTTTTCTATCCACATTGCGCTGCAAAGTTACTAAATTATTTTTGTCCCACAATGGCAAGCAGCGTTTTTACTTGACTTTGCAGGAACTCATTCTGTTCTCGCAGCAGTTTATTTTCAGCAGCCAAGGCGGCATCACTACCTATTGACTGGGAGACATTGGAACTGTTCGAACCATTGACGTTTGAACCGAAAACAGCCTCTTCCATCTCGGCAGGGAGGGGAGGGGCACACTTGTCGATGATTTCCTTTATCTTTTGAAAGAAATCTATCTTTATAGACTTGCGATTAAACTTCGCATTCAAGTTCTGCGGACTAGTTCCTAACTCCTCCGCAACAGCAGCAACGGACATTCCCGAGCGCTTTATATATTGTTTCAGTTCTTCTCCGTTCATATTAAAACAAAATTAAATAATATTAAAATAAAATTAAAATCACCTCTAAATGTTTTATATTCCAAAATATTTTTTTTATTTTTGCACTCGAATTTCAAAGCGAGTTTAAAAACTCTTTGGCAAAGATAAACAAAATAATTTAAAATACAAAGGAAAATGGGAGAAAATTTTAATTATGATTTTCGGACACCGTTGCAGAAGCAGCAGGACGAACGAAAGAAGAACATCATAGCGATGTTTGCAGATTTCCGAGCAAAGGCACCTGCCGAGACCTCAGACAGCAGAATAATGCTCGCAGTTTCACAGCGTGTTGGTTGCACCCAGCAGAACGTGCGTGTTATCCTCATTAAGGCTGGATTGATAACACCAAAGAAGAGACGTGCAGCCGTGCGCAAATAATCAAGTAGAACCAATTTAAACATTCAGAGCGTATGAAGAAGTTTATCGAGATTATCACAAGTGACGAAGTATTATCCCTGGCAGTTGCCATCGTATTAGTAACTTTAATCTTTTGGAGGGCTTAATTATGACGAACGTAGAACCAAAGGTAGCGGATGCAGGCAGATACACCATGACAGAGACCTGCAAGGTGCTGGGCATTCATCGCAACACCCTGCGCAGATGGTTGCAGGCTGGTAAGATTAAGGTCAAGTTCCGCAGAATCGACAACCGCAAGGTTATCGAGGGTGCAGAAATCAAGAGAGCGTGGAGGGTTGCCCTATGATGCAGGCATACAAGAAAGCGAAGCAGCTAACAGCGAAGTGGGAGCAGGAGCGAAAGGACAGCAAGCGACTGGCAACCATGAAGGAAGCTGAAAGACGCATTCAGGTAAGGGAGTTCGACAACATGCTTTGCCTTTCACTGGACGGAGTTCCGGTGCTCCCTATGAGCGAGTTCAACAAGCAGACGCTTGCGGACGCACGTCTGACATTCTTTAACTATTTAATCAGACGGTAAGAGCGTATGGAACCAAGAATTATCAAACAATGCGAAGAGGCAATGTACGATGCCATCTGGCAGGAGTTAGACCGTGATCCACAACGACCAGCGGTTGCAAGGGTAGACATCAAGACCAAGGCAGGCGACATTTCAGTCTGGTGCGACAGAACCGGGAACACGGCGGTCGTGTCGCACAAGAATAACAACAACGACAGCGAGCGGCTGGAGGAAGCTATCGAGGGCTGCGTTAACTATCAAGACGTGATGGACGACTGGCTGGAAGAGAACAGCCAATACGCAGACCAAGACCCGATGGACGCTTTCGAGGAAAGCAGGCTCGACAGCCTTATGGCTCAACTGGTTTGATTACGATGTTAAACAATTATTATATGGCTCCCTGCAGCGGCAGGGCAAAGGGCGCACGCAAAACTCATTTTTCAAGGTTATCTAAAATTAGTTGTTTTTACCATGCAATATGCGGAAACGACAGCGTGCGCCCTGAAACGGAAGGGCATCCACCAGCAGCTGGCAAGGGTGGAATAATACTAGGGTCAACTGGGGTTCGAATCCCCAGCCTTCCACTAGAGTTAATTAAAAGATTATGTTGAACAATAAAAAGAACGAATTATGGAAAATGAAATTATCAATGTGAGCGGTGGCGAAATGCTGGAAGCTATCAACCGCTCGGAGATTGACGGACAGATTGCCACAGCGCACAAGTTCCCTCGAGACATCATGCAGTGCAAGCAGAATATGGTAGCATTGGCAGCCATGGACGATGATGTAGCATACAACTGCTTCTACCACCTAGAGCGCAAGGGCAAGGATGGTCAGGTATCGGTTATTGAGGGTCCTAGCGTGAGATTTACAGAAATTATTTCTGCATGTTGGAAGAACCTTCGCATCGCAGGTCGCATCATCGCAAACGATGGAAAGGCCATCACGGCACAAGGCGTCTGCCACGACCTCGAGAGCAACGTTGCCTACTCTGTCGAAGTGAAGCGAAGCATTCTGACCTCGAAGGGGTACACCTTCTCGCAGGACATGCAGGTGGTAGTTGGTAATGCAGCGGTTGCGATTGCCCAGCGTAACGCAATCTGCAAGGTCGTTCCGCAGGTATTGATTGCAAGCGTGGTGAAGGAAGTGCAGGCAAAGGCACTTGAGCACATCAAGCAGACTGGCGTACAGAGCCAGTGGAAGAGCTGCGTAGCCTGCTTCCAAGTGTACCAGGTAACAGACCTTATGCTGCTGGAATACCTGGGCAAGAAATCAGCCGAGGAAGTAACGGCAGAGGACATTCAGAAGCTGGCTGGTGTGTACAACGCCATCAAGGAAGGTACGACCACAGTGGAGGAGACCTTCAAAAAGCCAAAGCAGCAGGAAGCCATCGCACAGCAGGCGCAGGCAGCAGCCGAGAGCGCACAGAAGAAGGCAGAGAAGGCAATGAGCCGCAGCCAAGGAAAGACTGGCACAGCAGCGAAGAAGTAGTTTAGTTTATAAAGTTATAACGTTTGCCCGAACCGCCACGGCACAACCTATGGGGTGGGCTCCCATCATAACCTACCAAGGGAAGCCGTGGCAACTATTAAACATTCAGTAAAAAATTATGGCAGAAAAAGAAAAACAATCAGAACACAAGAGCACCATCGACAAGTACTTTGACAGAACCGCCAAGGCATACAATACATGGGTCGAGGAAAACGAGGAAGAAAGAAACTTTCTACAGATTACAGCTGAGACGACTGGAGATACAGATGAAGACGGAAACCAAGGATTCGATTTCCATATTTCCTACCACTTCAAGACCGAAATCCTCGCAAACGGACTTGCTCAAGCAATGGAAAGGGATGAAGACATTCGTCAGATTATCATTGCAGCAGCGAAACTGTATTATATCAAAAACATCAAAATAAAAGAATAAAATGAAACAGATAATCAAATATAAAAGCAGAGAGGAGTGGTTGCAGAACCGCTCAAAGGGAATAGGTGCATCAGAGGCAGGCACGGTACTGGGTTTAAATCCATGGGAAACGCCATACCAGCTGTGGAGACGCAAGAAGGGCATCGACCCACCAAAGGTTGAGAACTTTGCGATGGTTGCAGGACACCTGCTGGAGGATGCCGTGGCGCAGTTCTTCAAGCGAGAGAGCCACTGCCACATCATCAAGGCATCGACTGACGACTACACCATCACGAACACCGATACTCCGTATCTGAGAGTAAGTCCAGACCGCACCTTCTGGAGAACCGGGGCAACGCACAACGAAGCGAGCAAGAGCATCCTAGAGTGCAAGACCACGCAGATGCAGATAGATGCAGACGACCTTCCGAAGCATTGGTTCTGCCAGCTACAGATGAACCTCGGAGTTGGCGAGTACAAAGATGGAGCACTTGCCTGGCTGACAGCAGGCAGGGAGTTCGGCTACCGTGACATCGATTTCGACCCCGAATTCTTCGGATGGATGAGGGACGAGATAACCAAGTTCTGGCTTGACTACATCGAGGGCAACCAAGAACCACCTGCGTACAGCGCACAAGACGTTCTCTTAAAGTCGCCACTGCACAAGGCAGGAAAGGAGATTGAAGCCACAGCAGAAATCGGGGATATGCTCATCGAGTTGAAGGAAATCAAGGAGAAGGGCAAGGCACTGGAGAACCGACAGAAGGAGATCGAGGACAACTTGAAGCTGTTCTTCGGGGACGCAGAGAGCATCGTGGACGGAAACGGCAAGACGCTGGCAACGTGGAAAGCACCGAAGGCAAGCGAGAAGTTCGATGCCAAGGCTTTTCAGACAGACCATCCCGAGGAATGCGCTGCCTACATCAAGCAGGTGCAGGGAGCAAGAAGGCTACTCATCAAGTAAAGGCAGGGCTTATGGCTAGCGTTCCTTTATCGAAAACCGACCTAAGGAATATAATTTCTCAACTGGAGAATTATATTTCCCTAGGTGGGGAAGTGACAGCACCGACCGACACAAGCCAGCGGAACAAAATCCGTATGGCTACAGTCTTAAAACGGAAGCTGGAAAAGAAATTATCATTATCAGAATAAAGCATCATGAACGATTCATTCATCTTATACACATCATACTACGCTCTTATCGAGGGGCTGACCGATGAACAACTCGGGCAACTGACGAGAGCGATATTTCTCTACGCAAGGGATGGGGAGACTATAAGTCTCGAACCAGTCGTGCGTATGGCTTTTGCTTTTATCAAAGACAATATCGAGCGCAATCAAGACAAATATCAAGCCAAGTGCGAGAAAAACAGACAGATTGCACTCGAAAGAGAAAGAAAAAAGCGAGAGGCAAGAGAAAAAGCAGGTAACACGAACGTGCACGAACGTGAACGAACGTGCGAAAATAACACGAACGTGCACGAACGTTCACCTTATGATAATGATAATGATAATGATGTTTCTAAAGAAACAAATATATTAGAACCTTCTAAAGAAGGTATTCAGAGTGCATCGGTCAAGACCGAAGCACCCGGTGGCGGCAAGGTTTCGAAATCTCAAAAGATAGACTATGCTGCCGTCAAGGAATACTGGAACCGCAAGCATGATGAGACGAAGAGTGCGATGCCGCCTATTACGCTCATGACCGAGAACCGAAAGGTGATGGTCAAGGCAAGGGTTCGTCAATGCAAGGGAGACGTGAAAACTCTGTACCGGGTAATTGACATTGCGATGGCATCTGACTTCATGAACGGCAATAATAAGCATGGCTGGCTCGGCAAGTTTGATTGGATATTCGGTAATGAACAGAATTTCACGAAGGTGCTGGAAGGTAACTTCAACAACAGTGAGCCATCGAGCCAGCAGTCACAATCGGCAGCAGCCAAGGCGCAGGATCCAGCGGCAACGACAAGACCGAGCATCGGGGAACTCTACGAGCAAGCCAAGCACCAGCAGCCAGCGAGCCAGCAGAGCCAAGACAGCAAGTTCAGATGGGTAATCCAGCAGAACCTTGCAGACTTGAAGAAGAACCCGAACAACAAGCCTGCCAAGGATTCGCTGACAAGATACTACGAGAAGGGAGTTCTGCAGCGGCTGGGTATCGACTGGAAGCCCGAAAAATAACAAATGAGGGCAAAAATAGCCGCTCTGAGCCGTTTTCACGCTTCGGGCGGTAAATTATAAGGCAAACAGATTTTAAACGCTTAAAACGAAAGAATTATGGCAGAATACAATAATCAGAGCATTGACATCGACCTCGAGGATATGTTCAACAATTTATCGGATAAAGACCAAGAGGAATTTTTGGTCGACATGTTCAGGAACTTACCAGGCGAAGAAGAAAGAGCGGACGTGGTAAAGGATAATATGTGGTATCTCGAAGACGATACTGCTGCCGACATCATTACCGACACCTTCGAGAGAATGAGCAGTTCAGACCAAAAAGAGATTGCCGAGCGCATTGCAGATGCACTGACATCTGAGCAGCGTGAAGCACTTGCTGAGTACATCAAGGAGGGATAGATATGAAGAAAATCAAAAGTAAGAAAGTTCAGGACTATGTTATGAACGACATGGTGTTTAAGGTTGATATGCCAAGGCTATTGAAAGAGATAGCAGAGTGTTCGAAAAGCACTCCTTATCCTGTGACTTTTACGATTTTGTCACGTGTGCTTGGAATACTTGCAGAAAGGGCTATTGAAATAGATGACCCAGCGTTAAACATCATTATGATGCATCTTGGACTTTACGAAGGGGTGCATGATAAGAACGCAAGTAAGGTTATATCTAGATTACGCAAGTTAATTACTGATAATCAAAAATCGGGGGAATAGCCATGAATGAATTATTTTTCCACGAATGCAGAGCCGCAGGGCTCGTCTTCAAGACATCGAACGATTGGTGCAAATGGCTGACCGATAACAGCTACGACATCAAGAAGCCGGTTGCAGAGCACGAAGGCTTCAAGTACAACATCTACGATGTTTGCATCAATCCGCACGTAATCGAGTATGCCGCAGAGGGTGCAGACAACTGGGGATGGAAGGTAATGACCGCCAATACACAGTTCGGCTGGATATGGGGCTACAGCATTCAGAAGGGAAAGCATTGGTACGACAGCCCGGTAGCCTACCCGAGCAGATACGACACTCTCAGCATCTTCTACGGTAATGAGAAGGAAGCGGAGCACGATGCCCTGACCTGCATCATCAGAGACCTCGAGAAGAATGCTGGAACCAAGAACACCAACCTCCTTCTCTGGGCGGCTAAGAAGAAGCGAGCAGACATCATTCATCCACAGCAGGAACTTTTTAAATAACGAAAAATATGAAAAAGATAGAAATCATCACGGACGAACACCGACATCACGTATACATCGGCAACACCGATTTCTGGCTCAATACCAAGGAACTGCTGGAACTTTATTTTAAACTCGGAGACGTTAAGTTATAAACAATAAAAAACATTCAGACAATGGAACAGAAAGATATTGATATTTACGAAATACTCAAAGACGAAGAGTACGGTACAGAGTTGTACACGCCAATATGTGGAAATGTTTGGCATAGTGGAATGGCAAACGACAAGGACAGTGCGAAAGCAATCTGGACTGAGGACGGAGCTGGAAGAGAACACTTTTTCGACAAGAACGGAAAAATTTATAAAGAAGGAGAAATTCTGCTCTTCCCTTCGAAACAAATGAGAGACTGGAGCAAGTTCTTCAAGAAGGGAGACGTGCTGGAGTATGTAGGCGACAAGAAATTACAAGGAACCTGCACATTCGAGAAATACGAGGATGAGACGAAGACACGCTTTTTCGGAAGATTCGTCAAGGAGAAAGAAGTACTTAACCCAAACCTTTCTGCGAATTTCCGAACAGTCGATTGGGTCAAGAAATATGACCCAACTGGATATATCCGATTCGTTGAAGAGCGACTCGGTGGCAAGTTGAACCGTAAAACCCTGGAGATTGAGAAGACTCAGCCAGCGAAACCTACGTTTGAAATTGGCAAACTCTACGTTTTCAGAGAGGAAGATGAGGACGGAGAGCTGGCAATCATAGGCGAACTTATCGACAAGAATGAAAGCGAAGATACGCTGACATTTGGCAACCAGTATGAGATTGAGACCGAGAAGTTCGTGACCGACCAAGCCTTCGACCTGCGTATCAGCGTTAACAAGGAACTTCGAGAAGCGACAGAGAACGAAGTCGAACTGTTCAACAAACATTACGACATCTGGAAGAATGGGAAGGAGCAGCCAGCCTTCAAGCCTTTCGACAAGGTGCTGGTGAGGAGCGGAGATAACTACAAGTGGCTTCCTGCGTTCTTCATCCGAGACCGTGGAGTTGGGTTTGAGAGTAGACACACCGCCTTGCCTATCCATAGTGGAGAACCAGCGAGCTTCGCTCAGTGTATATCATACGATGGAAATGAGTTCCTCGCCTTCACGTCAGACCCATTCTAGGACGTATGGCGAGTGAATTATGCAAGGCTTGTGATGCCGGGTGGAACTGCTTAAACGGCATCTATTGCCCGGCACGCAAGCAATATGTAGAACATCAGGCAATAACTGAATGCAATGAGCGATTTCGCAACAAGGGAGAAGAACAGAACGTACTACCAGGAACACCGGGAACAGATCCTCAGAGCCACGAAGGAATGGCGAAAAAGAAACCGGGAAAAATACCGGGCGTATCAGAAAGAGTACTGGAGTAAGCACTACCGGAACTACGGTACGAAGAACCGGGTAGCCGACAGAGCGATGCGTGAAAGGAAGAAGCCGGACGTAGAGAAGGCTCTATCCATGTTCAAGAATCCGCAGCAGGCAGCGCATCTGGCATGGCTGCTCGAAAACAAAAAGAATAATCGGTCGTGAGTTCAATAATAGAGTTATTAATCAGCGAGGACAGAAGGGGATGGCTCTAATATCAAAACAAATAAACTTATAACATCTTGAAATTACGATATGAGAGCCGGAAACGCATCTCCCGAAGTCTGACAACAAACAAAGAAAGCGAGGTGGTACATGAAGAAGTAAGAAAAAGAAATCGTTAGAAAATTATGCTCTTATTCGGCTGGCGGTGGAAGAAGGAAGAACCCTGCAACATATACATTTTGTTATTCATTTATTTTGCAACCGCAGGCACAACTTCCGGAATCCCTGCCAGCTTTCTCTATCTCAACCAAAAAGAAGGGAAAGAAAGGGGTAGGGGAAAGATAGGGATAATAACGCATGTGCGCACGTGTATGCGCACGTAAAGGGTGTTGGATAATAAACTACACCAGCAAAACAAAATAAACGCTTATGCGTGAAATTTAAACAAAATAATTACTTTAAAGAAAAAATGGAAAAAGGAACAGTTATAATTGGAATCGACCCCGACAATCAGGAAAGCGGAGTTGGAGCAGTCTTTGACGACAAGAAGTTTCTCGCCTATAAAATGAACTTCCCAGCTTTGATAGATTACCTCAGAGCAATGAACGAGAGTTGCAAAAAGGTTAAGGTCGTTATTGAAGGCGGCTGGCTCAACAAAAGCAACTGGCATGTGCTTAATCGTTTCATGACAGCAGTCAAGGCAGCAGCAATCGGACGCTCTACCGGAATGAACCATCAGACCGGAATCTTGATTGTCGAGTGCTGCAAACACTACAATATCCCCTGCGAAATCGTCAAGCCACTGAAGAAGTGCTGGAAGGGTAAAGACGGAAAAATCACGCAGGATGAAATTGCTTATTTTGTAAGCGCAGGAGAGAAAATGCCGAGAATGAACCAAGACCAGAGAGACGCACTTCTCCTCGCATGGGTCTGTGCAGGATACCCGGTCAGAGTGAAGCCGAAGAAACCGCAGACAACCCTGCAGAAGACCATCCGAGCCTTTGACGGATAAGATAAAAACGAAGTGTTGAGAAAAGTTAAAAGTGTGCAAAGAACAAACAACTAAAGCAAAAAAGTTGTATCTTTGCGCCAGTGTTTATCAGGTAAGCACGAATTTCGAACTTAAAACAAGAAGAAAATGAAAACAGAAGAAATCGCACTATCAAGGGTCAGCGAGAATGAGGCGAACCCTAGAGAGATAAGTCAAGCGAACTTTCAGAAGCTTGTGCAGAGCATCATTGTGTTCCCAAGAATGTTGACCCTGCGCCCGATTGTTGTTGATGAGACCTTCCACGCATTGGGTGGCAACATGAGACTGAAAGCCTTGCAGCACATTGTCACGATGGACGAAGCAAGCATTCAAGTAAAGCTGGATGCAGAGCAGCGTCTTTCCGATGAGGAGCAATCCGCATTGATGGAGTATTGGCAGGGATGGCAGCAGCAGCCAACAGTAACCGTGGTGAGCGCATCAGACTTGACAGAAGCACAGAAGCAGGAGTTTATGATTAAAGACAACCTATCCTTCGGCAACTGGGACTTCAACGACCTTGCGAACAGATGGGACAGCGCACAGCTTCAGAACTGGGGTATGCCAGTCTGGAACCCAGCACCAGTGGAAGCAAGCAGCACAAGCAAGTGCAAGAAGAAAGGCAAGGACGACCAAGAGGGCGACCCATTCGCAGGGGAACTACCTCCTGAAATCGAAGGTCAAGACTTAACTCCTGACGACTTGCCAACGATAATGGGCGATGGCGTTTTGCCACGTGAGAACGTAATCATTCACTACAAGCCAGCCGATGAGCCATTCCTTGCCAAGTTGCTGGGAGTTGATCATATCGACCGCATCGTCTGGAACTTTGATGAACTGAAACCAAGACAAGAAGGAAAGGAGGAAGACAATGGAGAAGAATAAAATCGAGAACATCAACCTGCACGACCTGGTGGAGAACCAAGACAACCCACGCAGCATTGAGCCACAGCAGATGCAGAAACTCGTTGAGAGTATTCTGACGTTTCCGAAGATGTTGCAGATGAGACCAATCGTCTGTAATGAGAACCGAGTTATCCTCGGAGGAAACATGCGCTTCCGTGCCCTGCTCAACATCGAGCAGATGGAAGACGAAGCTATCAAGAACGCAATAGAGACCGTTGCCGTGAAACTGACCGATGGAGAGAAGCAGCAGCTTTGCAGCCACTGGGAGAAGTGGAAGGCAGAACCAAAGGTCGAGGTCGTTATTGCTGACAGCCTATCCGAGGAAGAGACGGACGAGTTCATCATCAAGGATAACGTCTATTTTGGCAGCTGGGATGAAGAGAAGCTGAAGGGAGCATTTGACGTTGACGATATGCAGCGATGGGGATTGAACCCCTGGGAAATCCAGCAGGAAGCCACGACCTACGAGCCAGCAGAGGACGAAGAACAGCGCATCATCATCGTATACCGCAGCGAGGACGCACAAGCCGTGGCAGATATGCTGGGACTTGACGCAATCGAGAAGCGCAACTTTGATGTGGACGAACTCAAAGAAAAAACCGAATAGTCGGAAATTTAGCGTTTAAGTCGGAGAAACGTTTGAAATGGATAAACTATCCGCTCTGAACAATTCAATCCGGCAGAGGCGAAATTTAACAAAAATAACTCGAATATGAGAAAGACTTGTGTTTTTATCATTGGAACCAACGCCAGCGGAAAGAGCACCGTTGCCCGAAAGCTGATAGAAAGCTTTGGTGGCGTTGAAAGCTACAAGGACGGAATAAGCAGCACCAAGGATGGAGTTGCATTTGCAGGGCGATACGATGTTAAGTACGGAGGTGTTGACAATCTGAACGGTACGACCATACTTCGTGACATCGTGAAGAAGGCACTGGAGAGCACCGACTGCATCATTTGCGAGGGGATGAGACTTAAATGCTGGGGTCCGAACTTGACGCACGCAATGTTCAATGCGGACAGACAGATTGTAATCTTCTTATACGCACCACTGGAAGAAATCCAAAAAAGGCTCGCAGAACGGTCGAACGGAACGTTGAGCAAGGATATTATCCGGGGACAGCGAGAATCGGCACACTCGGCAAAGAAATGGCAAACCGCGGGGTGTGACGTTGTAGCGATAGACACCACGAAGCAGACAGCAGACCAAATCGCAGACTTTATCATCAACAAAATAAATTCATGAGGATATGGCAGAACATTATGGCAACACGCCAAGAATAACATACGAGTTTCCCGACTGCTCAATGCCAATGGCTTTTGATACTTACAATAATTGCAGCTTTGGCTGTATGTATTGCTTTGCTCAGAACCAGCGAGGTATTGGCAGCAAGAAGAAGGAATACCTGCACAAGGAGGTTAAGGACGTGAGCGTTGAGCGCATCAAACGAATGTTCATTGACCCAGACAAGCACGGTGGAGACTTTGCGCCATACATCAAGGCTCGCAAGGTTATGCAGTGGGGAAGCATGAGCGACCAGTTCGACAACTTCGAACGTAAGTACGGAACGACACTGGAACTTTTGCGCTTCTTCAAGGATATAGACTATCCGCTTTGCTTCTCGACCAAGGGAGCATGGTTCACCAAGGATGAGCGATACATGGACTTGATCAGAGGGCAGAAGAACTGGAACTTCAAGTTCTCAATCATCACCAGCGATGCAGAGAAGGCTAGAGTGATAGAGCGAGGGGTGGAAAGCCCACAAGCAAGACTGGAAGCCATCGAGCGCATCGCCAATGCAGGGGCAGGAGGGGCAACGCTGAGACTGAGACCCTTCATCATCGGAGTGAGCACGCCAACATACCTCGACCTTATCAAGGAAGCATTCAACAGAGGGGCTACAGCTTTGAGCACTGAATTCTTCTGTCTGGAAACGAGAAGCCCGACATTGAGGGAATTGTTGCCTACCATCAGCAAGATGGCAGGTTTCGACATTCTCGCATTCTACAAGAAGTACAGCGTACAGTCCGGCTATCTGAGACTTAACCGCAAGGTTAAAGAACCGTTCTTCAGGAATATGAAGGAACTTTGCGACCAGCTGGGAATGCGCTTTTATGTATCGGACGCACACTTCAAGGAACTTTGCCACAACGGAAGTTGCTGCGGATTGCCGCCAACATGGAACTACAGCAGGGGGCAGATGTGCGAAGCACTGAACATTTGCAAGCGCAAGGGATACGTGAGGTGGAGCGACATCAAGCTGGATGCAGAGAACCTTTTGAGGGCGAGACTGGAGAAGGCGATGAACCTGGGAACAAGAGAGAAGTACTCGAAGTATTACACGATGAGCGCAGCCGACTACATGAAGTGGTGCTGGAACAATCCGCAGGCAGCGCACTCGCCATACAAGATGTTCGAAGGGGCAATGTTGCCAGCTGACGAACGAGACAGCGAGGGAAACATCGTATACAAGTACAACGGAGCGAAATTTTAAATCAAGAATCGTATGCCACAAGGTAATAACAACAAACATCGAGCGCAGAAAATCGACATCGAGAACCGCCTGCAGATTATCGCACCCCTATACCGCAGAGGGTGGACGGAGCGAGAAATCACGGCAGAGGTGAGGAAACGGCTCGACCGACCGAAATACAATCAAGCGCACTGCGACATTCAACGGTTATTGAAGGAGTGGAGGGAAGAGAGACTGACCGATACAGACGAGAAAATAACCAGCGAGGTGGCAAGGTTGAAGCTGGTAATACGTGAAGCCTGGGAAGCGTGGGAGAAATCCAAAGCGGACTATAACAGCAAGACACAGACACAAGTCGGACTGCCTAACAAGGATCCAGACACTGGGTTGGTAACGATGGATACCGTCAGGGCGATAATGTTCGATGCTGAGAAGCGGGGACTAGGAGACCCAAGGTATCTTGACATTATCCTAAAGGCTGAGACGCAGATTTGCAAGCTGCTCGGACTGGATAAGGTCGTGCTCGACCTGAACGCAGGCTTCCAAGGTGGCATCGAGGTACGCTACATCAACTCGGGACACCAGTGTGCATCCAGCGAGCAGGAAGTAATCGAGCGTGAAGGATTGGATAAAGAATAATTTTTTACCATAATTTTGTTTTAAGTTTTATTGTTTGAAAGAATGGCACTATTTGACGTTATTGGTGAACTTTATGAACCGAATGCGGACGTGAAGCCAAGGTTTCTCGTGAACCAAGGAGGCACGTCCTCGGGGAAGACATACACCATCATGCAGCGTCTTATAGTGCTTTCTTTTGAACACCCCAGGGCAATTATCACGGTGTGCGGTCAAGACCTCCCAAACCTAAAAGTGGGAGCCATGCGAGACCTCGACACCATCCTGCACACAAGGGCAGAGTTGCTGGACTGGTTCAAGAATAACAAGAGCGACAGCAGCTACCGAGGAAAGAACGGCTCCATCATCGAGTTCAAGAGTTATCAAGATGCGCAGGATGCAAAGAACGGTAAGCGAGACTATCTGTTCGTGAACGAGGCGAACGGTGTGCCCTACGAAGTGTTTTGGCAGCTTGCCATCCGAACACGTAAGCAGGTATTCATCGACTACAATCCAAGCGCAAGGTTTTGGGTGCACAACAACATCATCGGCAGGGATGATTGCAGATTAATCCTGAGCGACCACCGAAACAACCGATTCCTGACTGAGCAGGAACACAAGAAAATAGAAGAGATTGACGACCCCGAACTGTGGCGAGTTTACGCAAGAGGACTGACCGGAAAGATAACCGGGCTTATCTTCACCAACTGGGGCATCGTTGACAAGCTGCCACCAAGGGATGAGTGGAAGATGGAATGCAGGGGTATGGACTTCGGATTCACCAACGACCCAACTGCGCTGGAGCACGTTATATTGGCGCACGGAGAGTTATGGGTGGACGAAGAAATCTACCAGCCTGGAATGACGAACGATGACATCGCAGACCGATGCAAGGAACAAGGACGGACGAAACGTGACCTTATCATTGCTGATTCGGCAGAGCCTAAGAGCATTCAGGAGATACACAACCGAGGGCTGTGGATAATCGGCAGCACCAAGGGAGCGGACAGTATCAACAACGGCATCGACATCTTGAAGCGTTTCCGCATCAACATAACAAGACGCAGCCACGGCATCATCGGGAACATGCAGCAATACAAGTGGAAGAAGTCAAGGGATGGAGAGACAACGAACCAGCCTATAGACGCATTTAACCACGGCATAGACGCAATACGATACGTAGCCTTAAAGAAGTTATCCGTAGCGAGCCATGGAACGGCTAGGGCGCACGTATTGAGACAAAGATAACGACAAAATTATAAAGCGTATGGATAATAACACTACATTCAAGTACTGGCTGGCAGTTGCTAGGCACACCAGCTATAAAATCGGCAAGCAGCCACGACCAGCTTTCGTTGGAGGAAAGCAAGTGCCCGACAATCTCAACCAGCTATCCATCGGGCAGCTGATAGACCTTTCCCAGCTATCAGACAGCGAGGAAAGTCTGTATCAGATAGTGACAACCGTCCTCGGTCTGAGCCACAAGGAAGTGGAGCAGGCTAGGGCGGTTGATGTCGTTATGCTCATCGGCTGGGTAACAGCAGAGGTCGAGCGAATCAACAAGCTCTTCGAGAGCACAGACACAGCGAAGCCAACACGACTGGAGAAGGAGGCAGGCATCGATACCCTGCGCTTTGGTCTGTTCGGCATGTTGGACTGGTACGCGGTGAGGATGGGCATCAGCGACCACGACCAAGTATTGAAAACACCATGGCTTCGCATCTACAAGTGCATGGAAATGGACAACAAGAGAAGCGTGTACGAGCGGAACCTGCAGAAGTTGCAGGCAGAGGAAATGAAACGTAAATCTAGATAATTATGGCAACAATAAGGGAAACATTAAAGCAGTTGGCAGCAGACACGCTGCCAGACTACACCTACCTATTCGAAGACTGGGACACAGCAGACACCAAGCTGGAGAAACTGAGCTATCCGGCAATCGTCTGCATCATCCCAGCCAGCGGCACGACAGAGATACGCAACGGCAGGGTATACGACACCGTGAACGTTGCCCTTGCTTATCTCGACACCGTACCGAGGGCAGCGGAAGGAGAAGACAACGGAGAGTGCATCGACCGAATGAAGGTGGCAGGGGCGAGGATGATACGAGCCATCAACCAGTCGCACCAGTTTGAACCACTGGAAGGGCAGCAGTACTACGAGACCATCATCGAGCGGCTGAGCACGATCGTGTCGGGCGTAATGTACTCCCTGCAACTGACACAGAGCATAGGAGGGTGTGAGGTATGAGCAAGGGAGGCATTCAATTCGACCCCAAGGCGGCATCGCTCATCATGCGTGAGGAAGTGGAGAGAGCACGGCAGCTTATCATCAACCACATTCGTATCAACGGACAGAACGCATCAGGGCGCACCATCGCCAGCCTAAAGGTGGAGCAGCCCAGCGAGGAAGAAACCATCCTTTGGGGACACAAGCCATTCGGAGTACTCGAGACCGGACGAAGGGCAGGAAAGATACCATACGGCTTCCGTAGCATCATCCGGCAGTGGATGAAAGACAAGGGACTGCACGGCAGACCTATCCCCTACAAAACCAAGCGGCAGCACAAGTATACACCACAAGAGCGTGGCGACATGAGCATGGCAGGAGCCATCGCCCACACCATCGCAAACAAGGGTTCTAAACTGCACCGGACGGGCGGCAGGGCTGACGTATACAGCAATGTTGTGCCCGATACGATGAAGCGGCTCGGACAGCGACTTATTTTCTTAATCCACCAGTCGGTGGGAAGTATCAAACTAAACAATGAGACGGTATGAGACAGACAATTAACAACGGATATTCTTTTTTCTATTCCGATGAAGTGTGCTTCGCCTTCTTGCCTTGCATCATCAGAGTGATTGGAAGCAACCTATCGTGTATTGAGGTAATAATCAGATGGGGCAAAACGGAACGAGCCTACAATGTGGAGGCGTTCAACGGAAAGTGTATAACAGACTTCAAAGCATACGTGCAAGCCATTTTCGATGGACGCATCAATGCAGGCGTGGACTGGACGATAAACTATGACGTCAATAACTTATCCCAGCACATAAGAGTTGAGGTTAACGCATACGATGACAGAGACGGACAGCTTGCGAGCATCGAATTCACTACGAACGTAGTATGGGGTGCGCCAAGGTTCGGGGAGACCTGGAACGGCTACAAACGCCTTACGTGGTTCACCAACTATCCGTTCTCTTTTGGTATGTATTTAAGTAAGGCGGACACCAAACTGCTTATAGGTTACGAGGGAGCACCCAACAAGCTGCTTGAGATTCCGACCACCGACATGATAGACTTCAATGCAGCCATCTTACCAAGCGGTGCCAGGTACTGGAACATCTACGACTACGATGGAGAGATTCAGCAGGGAACGTTTGACAATACTTTCGACCTTACTTTCTGTCTATCTGCCGGTGGCAAGCAGTCACTATTGCTGCGCATTGACAGAGACGATACCGAGAGCGGCATCTATCTGCGTTGGATTGACCGACACGGATTCATTCGCTATTGGCTATTTGCGTCTGGGGAGGAAACGAGAGAAATAGCCAGCGACCTGAGTTTCATACGCAACAATCTGTGTGGATACAGCGACATATACGGCTACGTTGGCGACAGCGGAAGAAGGCAGGGATACGAGCGCACGGATTCAATCAAACTTTGTGCCCCGTTGGTTGACAGTGATACGTTCGATATGCTGCAAGACCTAGCCAGCAGCCCAGTCGTTGACATGTACCTCGGGGGAGACTGGATGCACGAGGAAGACCAGTGGACGAGCGTAACAATCAAGGCAGGAAGCTACACGAAGAGCACAGCTTGCTTGCAGGATTTCGTGTGCGAAATGATAATAAATAACATTAACGTTCAGAGATTATGACAGACCAGCAACTTTATATAGACGGTGTTTTGATGGATTTGCCGGAGAGCACCGATGTGGTGCTCGACATTAAGAGCAACCTTTTTCGTGACGTCACGAAAATGACCTCGAACTACACGTACACCATCCAGCTACCACGGACGGTGCACAACCTTTCAGTTTTGCAGCAAGCGGACAGACCGAAGAGCGGCAGCAGATACCCTTTTATTTTCCACCAGTGTAGTTATTTCCGTGGAGGTGTGCAAATTATCAAGGACGGACGATTGAACGTGCTGAGCATCGAGGAAAACATTGAGGTTTCAATTTACTGGGGTATAATGTCAGCGTTCACGAAGCTACTTGAGAGCGGAATGAAACTGAACGAACTGGGAGTGACAGACAGAGTGCTTTTTGAAAAGTACAACAAACCAAACACAAGGGAGGAAGCCGTGAACAAGGGAATATTCTTTGCTTATTACAACCCATACCGAATTGAAAGCAAAGATTACTTTGGTATTAATCTGGTGCAGAGGAATAAGTATACAACGACACAATACTCGGCTAGCCGTGGACGCATCAGAACTGGCGCAGAGGTCGGAAAGTACATCAGTGGAAATATAGAGAACGCATCGGACACGATTTGTGCTCTCATCCCCTTCTTGCCATCATCAACGGCAAATGTGCAAGCGCAAGGAAAGGGCGATTACAGAAGCTATGCAGTACTGGATAAGTACATGCGGGTTATATCCGTGAGCGGAGAAGATGAGACGCTGGAAGTATACACCATCAGAGGAGAGGCTAGAGCTGCATACCTCGTAGTGAATGCACCTGCCGAATATTACAGCACTCTGTCGCTATCAGTTACCGGGCTGACACCTATGCACGAAATGATAGATGGCGATAATAAGGAGGATTTCGTAGGCGATGATGTGGCGGTGGATGAATATAAAACGTCCCCAAAATTCTTGCAGCCATGTGTGACCGTAAACTGGCTATTGTCAAGGATAGCGAGGAAGTCGGGCGTATCTTTCGTTTGGCAGGATGATGAAGCAAAGAAGATGTTGAACAACCTCGTTGTGCCTATAATCAACAACAAGGCAGACGACAAGACAATCATCGGTAATCTGACCGCAGACGTTAAGAGCCGTGACGGACTGGGAGCGCTTTCCTTTTCCGTCAACAACTCATTGACATCAGTCACACCAAGCACTGGCAGCGATGTACAGAAACTGACGATAACGAAGGATTGCGAACTGACCTTTGATGTGCAAGTGCAATACTACGTCAGACATCAGTTTGAAGACGCAGCGGAGATTCAGTTGCCTATGGGCGTGAAAATGACCGTGACAACACCAAGCACTACTGGAGGTGAGGCATCCACGCAGGAATACGAGTTCGGAGATTTGAAATACGAGGATGGGCAGGTTAAGTACCCGGTCGTACTACGTAGCTATGCTATCGATGGCTATCTTTATTTACTTTCGGCAGGAACGAACACAATATCGCTAAAGAAGGACGATGTACTAACGTTTGAGACTATCATGCACGGAGTGAACACAGTTAACCTGCCTTCCGTTTATGGCGGCAAAATCACGGCAAGCGTCAAGAGTGGGGACAGCGTTCCGATTGGTGGAAGTTTCCCTATCGGCATAAACCTGCCTGAAATCGAGGTAACAAACTTCATTAAGTTTCTGGCTTTGATAACTGGCTCGTTCCCTAGGCAACTGACCAACAGCACGCAAGTGCAGTTTATCATGTTTACCAGAGTTTGGGCAAACAAGGCGAACGCCTACGACTGGAGCGGAAAACTCATTCCGTATGACCGCCAAGGTGCACCACGAAAAAGCGAGTATTCCGTTTCAGACTTCATGCAACACAACCGCTACAATTGGAAGGAAGACGAAGAGACAACCGGGGACTATGATGCAGACCTCGCAATCAGCAACCAGACTTTGGGCTATGAGCAGGACACATGGACGCTACCTTTTGCAGCCAGCGATGACAACCGCATACCGATAAGAACACTTGATTCTTTCGGCATGAAGAATGGTGGAGAGTATAAGGGATGCAAGGAGCGGATAATGACGCTAAGAGATGATAAGGAGCAAGCTGCACTTCGATTTGATATTGACCTTCAGAACATATTCGATACGAAGTACAAGCAGCTTGCAGCAAGTATCGCCAGGGCGCACGTAATCACTGAACGGCTCAATCTGTCTGACTTGGATATTCTGGACTTTGATGAAACGAAGCCAGTGTACTTTGCCCAGTATGGTGCATATTTCGCAGTTCTTGAAATCAAGACAACAAACAGCGGCTATTGCGAGGTTACAATGATAGAGTTGAACAACTAAAAAGAACGAACTATGGTAAGTGAAGACAAACAGCAGATTCTTGACATTAAGGTCAAGTACGAGGATGCAATCTATGGCATCATCAGATACAAGGAGAAGATAGACCAGTTAAAGCAATCCATCAAGGACTTGCAGCAGCAGGAAAAAGACAAGACCATCACAACAAACGAAATGAAGGTGCAGACGGAAGCTATCAACGCAACCATCAAGGAGTATCGTTACAACGTGCGCACGCTGCAAAAGGAGATACAGAACAACGTGCGCACCGAGAACGAGCAGGAAGGCAGCTTGAAGCAGTTGCGCGCCCAGCTTTCAAATGCCACGAAGGCTTATGATGAGATGAGCCGTGCCGAGCGTGATAGTTCCAAGGGTCAGGAGATGCAGGAGCATATTCAAGACTTGATAGAGGAGCTGAAAGAGGCTGAGGAGGCTACTGGAAGATTCCAGCGCAGTGTCGGCAGCTATTACGATTCCATGATGAAGGCGGCTGACGACCTACAGAATACCGAGTTTTTCGGTTTTGATGTTGTTGATGATACTGGAATCGGAAAGGTTATGGAAATGGGAAAGTCTGTGGAAGACCTAAGGGTAAAGTTTGGTGCGTTGAAAAATACGGCTCTTTCCTTATTGACCAACCCTTATTTCCTAGCCATGGCAGGTGTGGCTGGTGTCGGAATGGCTTTCAAATGGTTCTATGACTACAACAAGGGCATAGAGGAAGCCACACGCAAGACCATGCAGTTCACTGGGCTTTTCGGTGACGAAATGAAATCAGTGAGAAATCAAGCCTTGGCAATCAGCGAGACGTTTTCCGTTGATTTTGGCGAAACCTTGCAATCCGCAAATGTAATGAGCAAGCAGTTTGGCATCAGTGTATCAGAATCGCTAAAGCTCTTGCAAGATGGCTTTGTGGCTGGTGCGAATGCTAGTGATGAGTTCCTAGAGAACGTGAAGGAATACCCAACGTACCTGAAGGAGGCTGGATTGAATGCGGAGCAATTCGTGGCAATTTCAACCAACGCCACCAAGCAGGGAATATTCTCCGACAAGGGTCTTGACACCATCAAGGAGGGTAATCTTAGACTTCGAGAGATGACTACCGCAACAGCAGCCGCATTGGATGGCATAGGTATATCAAGCGAGAAAGTTCAGAAAGAACTGCAAAACGGTAGCAAGACCACATTTGACATCATGCAGGAGGTCGGAAACAAGCTGAAGGAGTACCCTGCTTCATCAGCCAAGGTAGGAAAAGCCATCGCAGATATATTTGGAGGTCCTGGCGAGGATGCAGGTCTAAAGTACATCGAGACCCTCGGAGACATTGAGATGAACATGGATAAGGTCAAGGAACAATCCAGTGATGTTGCCAAGGCTCAGGAAAAGCAGGTGGAAGCCAACAAGCGTTTGAAGGATACCGCAAGTGCACTCTTTGACGTTACTGGTGGCGGCTTCGAAATGATGAAGGCTCAGGCGGCAACATTCGTGAGCAACCATCTAACGAAACTATTGAGGGCAATCATCAACCTTTATAACCAAAGCGTGGCATTTAGGGGATTGATTCAGTTGTTAGGCTTTTCGTTTAAGTCTGTCGGGCAGGTTGCCTTGTTTGCCTTCAACATCATCATAGATGCCATTAAGCTTGTTGCAAGACCAGTGAGGGGACTGTTGCAGATGTTTGAGGGCTTTTTCTCCTTTGACGTGAATAAGATGCGAGACGGCTTTAACTCCATCTTTTCGGGTCTTGGCAATACTGTGAAGGAGGCTTGGGGAGACTTGAAGAAATTCGGCAGCGGAATGGCTGATGCTATCGTGGGTGGCATGAAGAATACTTTTAACCATGCTAACATCAAGATACCAGTCAGCGCAGATGCACCATCCATGGCGACCGCCACAACCGACAATACAAAGCTCAAGGACGGCACTAATATCGCCAGCACTACCCCTAAGACCAAGAAGGAGAAGGCAGCAGCCGACAAGGCGGCAAAGGCAGAGGCAGAGCGCAGGAAGAAGCAGGAAAAGGAATTGCAGGAAGCGATTGCGCTTATCCAGTACAAGTACAACGAGCAAGTAATGGACGCAAAGAAGCGATACCTCGCAGGTATGTACGACAACGAGCGAGACTACAGCAACGACCTGGAGCAGCTGGAGAAGGATATGGTGGCAAGGAGCATTGACGCATACGTGGCGGCTGGAGAGATAGGAGCGGAAAAGGCGCAGGAAATGCAGGCTAAGCTGCTCGATATTATGATTAAGGCGAAAGCGGACATCAAGAACCAAGCAAAAGAGATTGTGGACGAACTCAACAAGGAGTTCGAGGAAGCAGAGAAGAAGCGAAGGGATGCGGACATCATGAACGGTGGCACTGGAGAGGAAGACGATGCAGCCAAGCTGGAGAGATACAAGACTTTCCTTCAGAGCAAACTGGACGCATACAAGGACTATGCAGCCGTGCAGGAACAGCTCCAGAAAGACCTGAGCGATACTAACGTGGAAATACAAAAGACTGAGAATGATAAAAAGAAGCAGTTGACAGAAGAACAACTTCAAAACATGAAAAGCTATATTTTGGCAGTTGGAGATGCTTTTGTCGATTTCTTTAATAGTGAAGATAAATCTTTTCATTCTTTTCTGAAATCTTTACTTAGCTCTTTGCTGGATGCCGTAGAGATAGCCATGGAGGCACAATACATTGAAATCCTAGGAAGAGGCTTAGCTAAACTCGGATGGGCAGGCGTGGCAGACGCAGCAGCGAAACTCGCATTGCTTAAAGCAGCATTCGCAGGAGCGAAAGCACTCGTCAAGGGATTCTCCACTGGTGGCTACGTCCAAGGCTCTGGAACTGGAACCAGCGACAGCATCCCGGCAAGGCTTAGTAATGGCGAGAGCGTAATGACCGCCAAGGCGACTTCGATGTTCAGCCCGATATTATCCGCATTCAACCAGCTAGGCGGTGGCGTGCCTATCGTAGTTAACAACGGAGGCAGCAATATCGGCATGGATATGCTGGCGGCAGCTGTAGCAAGAGGGTATCAGATGGCTCCTCAGCCAGTAGTGAGCGTTGAGGAGATAAACCGAACCCAGCGTAGAGTGCAGACGATAGAGAATATCGGCAGGATTTAAAGTGTAGTTATTTATTCAAGATTTGCGTTCTGAGCGGTTTTCGCTTAAAGGTGGTAAGGTTACACACCAAAGGCAATAAAAGCCGCTTAGAACGCAAAATTTCGGTTTGTTTAGAAAAATTAACTGCTTATGAGATAAACATATTGAAAAATATCGTATCTTTGCAGCGTTTTAAAACTTAAAAAATCACGATTTAATGGCAAAACTCAGAATATACAACGACATCGACAGCCAAGACAACAAGTTCTGGTATCAATGGTGGGGAGGCGACTGCGTATGTTTTCAGGATATAGATGCTTTTGCAGCAAGCATACCGAAAGACGATGATTCAATCGATATGCGCATCTTCTGCAATGGCGGCTCTGTGATTGAAGGCTGGGCGATTTACGACCGACTGCGACAGAGCGGAAAGAAGATTTCCTGCACCGTTGAGGGCAAGGCAGCATCCATGGCAACAATCATCATGCTTGCAGCACCAAAGGAGAACCGCAAGGCATACGAGAACGCTGCCTTCCTCCTGCACAACCCATATGTTCCTGGCTACCTTTTAGGCGACCAGCTGAACGCAAAGGACTTGAAAAACCAGAGCGAGGAATTGCAGATGTGGCAGGATATGATGGTGGACGCATACGTAGAGCGGTGCGAGTGCGATAGGGAAGAGATACAAGCCTTGATGGATAAGGACATCTTCATCAACACCAGCGAGGCTTTGCGCCTAGGTCTTATCAGCAGCACCATTGTACCACTCAGCGCAAGCGCATCGAAACGCAACATAGAAAATTTTATTAATTCAAAACAACAAAATCCAAAAGCAATGGAGAAGAAAACAGAAGTAAAGGCTTCTCTCCTCGACCAGATTCTCGCCAAGTTGGGCGTGAAGACACTGGAGGAAGCAGAGCAGGCGGTGGCAGAGCCACAAGCCAAGGCAGAGCCAAAGGCGATGGAACTCAACACAGCGGACGGACAGACACTGACCGTTGAGCGTGAAGAGGGAGATCCACAAGTTGGCGACAAGGCAAGTCCGGACGGTACATTTGAGATGCCGGACGGTAAGACAATTGTTGTCGAGGACGGTGTAATTACCGACATTCAGACCGCAGACAACACCGACAATGAGGGCGGTGAAGGCGGTGAAGGCAGCAGCGCATCAAGCACCGACAACGACACCGTAGCCAAGTTGAAGCAGCAGGTAGCAGCACTCAAACAGCAGTTGAACGACACCAAGGCGCAGCTGGCAGGCGCACAGAAACTCGCAAAGAGCAAGGAAGACATGCGCATCCTGAATGCCGTGAAGATGGCAGGCGGTGCGGAGAAGGTGCTGGCAGGCTACAGCAGCCACTACCAGCCAGCACAGCGACAGCCAAGCGGCAAGGGCGCAGGCGACAACGTGAACGCTGTCGAGGAAGGCAAGAACGCTATCAAGGAGAGACTTGCCAAACTCCACAAAAAGGGCAAGAAGTAACCAAGTATTAACCCATTAAATCAAAAGAAAATAATGGCAGGATTTACAAAAAAGCAACTCGAGAACCTTAAACTCGAGCCAGAAAACCTCGCAAGCATCAAGGATGCCGTGCAGGAAACCTTCTACCAAGATGAGGATTTTTCTTCATTCGTGAACATCATGAAGGTCAAGAACGATGATCCAATCGCACTTATCGGTGAGATGGAAATGGTCGGTAAGGCAGGTGGAGGTTGCGACCCTACCTACGAAGAGAAGGGTATCGCAAACTCTCAGAAGCGTTGGGAACTCGGACAGTGGGAGATTCCTATCAAGATTTGCTACGAAGCATTGAAGGGTTCAATCGCAGAATACAGCCTTAAGACTGGAACAGCCATTGGCGACCTTACCAGCACCGACTTCATGACCATCTACACCGATGCACTCCAGCGAGCAATGCAGCAGATGATTTGGCGTTTCGGATGGTTTGGCGACAAGGCGGCAGCATTGGCAGGTGCAGGTGGCGGCAAGCTGACAGCAGGGTCGGACGTTAGCATGTTTAACGTTTGTGACGGTCTGTTCAAGCGCATCTTTACAGCCACAGCGACAAAGAACCATACCACCATCGCAGCCAACAGCGAGACCACGTCAGCATTGCAGGTTTCAGCCTTGCGCAAGAAGGGTGCGGCTACATCACTCGTAGACGCAATCTTGATGGACGTAGACACACGTATCATTGACGATAGCGATGCAGTGTTGCTCATGACACGCTCGCTTGCTGACGCATTGACCTACGACATCAAGCAGACCTACCACGACATTATGCCGTGGGAGAAGGTGTTTGATGGCTTCGATGTATCGACCTACAACGGAGTGAAGATTGCTCGTGTCGGCATCTGGGATAGAATGATTAACGCATACGAGAAGGGCGAGACGACAGTCAACCTTCCACACCGTGCGGTATTCTGCAACCCGAAGCACCTTATGGTGGGCACTGATGCCGATGCACTCATTAGCGACCTCGACATCTGGTTCGACCAGAAGGAGCGCAGAAACTATCTCTATGCTACCGGTAAGATTGGCACGGCTCTCCTCGAAGAGAGCATGATCCATGCAGCTTACTAATCGCTCCAAATTTTTAGTTTAGTATTAAGTTATTTTGACAATCCTCAACACCCACAAAACGGTGTTGGGGATATAACAATTTTAAAACGAATTAATATGACAACAACTTGCGAGAGCCTTATCGCCCAGGACATCATCATCCCTTGCGAAGACCAAGTTACGAAGGGACTGGAGGGCGATGGACTTATCATCAATCGAGACGACATTGACTTCACCAAGTCCGTTGTAGCGGGCAATATAATTAAAACATTAGTTTTGAAGACTGGCAAGAAAGCATACGCTATCCGGCAGGAAGGCAGCAAGCCATTCACTGGAACCAAGACCGAATTGGCAATTGGCACGTATCGCAACAGCTGGAAGAATACCGTAGCAGTCGTGATATTGGCAAACACACCTGACGTTTGCGCAAATATCATTGACGGACTGGCGAACGGAAAGTTTGTCATCATCCTGCGCAACCTTTCAAAGGGAGCGGACGGAAAGGCAGAGTACCAGGTATTCGGATATGCGCAAGCACTGAAGGCAAGCGCAGGCGAAAACGACAAGTACTCAGACGACACCGAGGGCGGCTGGCTTATCACGTTGGAAGAGGAGAGCGTACCAAAGGCAGCTTATTTCTTCTTCGACACAGACAGCGAGACCACAGCAGCCAAGTATAAGAGCCTTCTGACGGAAGCAGCAGCGTAGCCTATGACATACAAGGAAGCAACAGCCAAGGTCGGGGAGTTGAAGGCACGTTTCGACAGTCCCTTTGATGCAACTGACAAGGCAGTTATAGAAACTCTATATTTCGAGGTAACACGCAAGCGTTTTGTTCCGACAACCTGCCAGCAGTGTTACCACGATGCTTTAATCGAAATTTATCTAAAACTCAAAAAAGAAAAGGCAATGCCAAAAACATGTAATTACGCAATGAAGGCAGGTTTTATCATTTCCTGCCCGGACTTCTACCATGGTAAGATTTTCACGAACGAGAACCTGACCGACAAGGTAGCGCACGAATATCTGACGAAGTACCCACACATGGAAAGCTACTTCCAAAAGATACCCAGCGATGAACTCATCGAGAACAAGCAGCCGCCAGCAGGCAGCGACAGCGGTGCAGATTATACCACCGGGAAAGATCCTGCCGAAAAAGCAGCAGGCAGCGACAAGAAGAAAGACCTCGACCAAGCCGAAAAAGCAGGCAAGGAAGAGTAACAAAACAACAAGTAAAACGACACAAGCAGTATGAACGTTAAGACAGTTAAAAAGCCAAAGCGAAGGGTTGATATTGGCTACGTAAGCCGATTTAAGATGCAGGCATACGGATATGATAATCTTTATCCGCAGAACCTCGCACGCATCACTGAAGCCAGCGGAACGGCAATGCTGTGCCTTAACCGATATGCCCGATTCATTGAGGGCTACGGCTTCGATAGCGACATTCTAGCATCGTTGGCGATGAACCAGCAGGGGGACACGGCAGACGATTTGCTCCGGAACGTAGCGCAAGACCTCGCACGCTTTGGAGGCTTTGCCCTTCATGTAAACTACAACGTTCTAGGGCAGGTGTCGAGCGTGAGCCACGTACCCTTTGAAAATTGCCGCCTTGAAGAGACGGACGACAAGGGGAGCGTGGCGCACGTCTTGCTGCATCCAGACTGGGAGCAGAAGAAAACGAGGAACGGAAAGCGGTTGATGGTAAACGAGAAGACTATTGAGCGCATCAACGTCTTCAACCCCGACCCCGACATCGTCCTTGAGCAGATTGAAAACGCAGGAGGCATCGACAGCTACAAGGGGCAGATTCTGTGGCAGAGCCTAGACGGACAGTTTATCTATCCGACAGCAAGCTACGATTCAGCAATCACGGAGATTTCGACCGATGAGGGACTGGGCAACGTCAAGATGAGAAACGTCCGCAACAACTTCCTCGTATCGTGTATGCTTGTAACCAAAAAGGGCGTTCCAAAGTTCGATGAGAATGGCGAAGAGGTGGAGAGCGGACAGATGATTTCCGATGAAGACCTTTTGCAGTTCCAAGGGGACGAGAACACAGCGAAGATTCTTGCGGTCGAGGTTGAGAACGAGGAAGACGAGCCGAAGGTTGTTGCTTTCCCAACGAAGAACTTCGACAAGGAGTTTTCCGTGACCGACAGCAGCGTTATCGAACGCATCTATGCCCAGTTTCACCAAGAACTCTTCTACTCCATCCGTATTGGCAAGCTTGGATTCAGTGGGAAGGTGATGCAGGATGCCTACGAGTACTATGCCGGAGAGGTAACGACAGAGCAGCGTTTCATCGAGCGAGCCTTCAAAAAGATTTTCGAGAACTGGCACGATTCTGCCATTCAGAACCTAGACCCCAAGCTGCAGCCGTTGAAGTATATTAGCAGCGAAGCGGCAGGAAACAACACTATAGATTAATTGATTGAGCCTATGGGAGAACAAAGAAAACAACTTATCACGGTTGATCAGTTCCGAGAACTGGCAAGACCGACCAGCGTACACCTAGATAAGGATGAAGTGAACGCATACATTCGAGAATGCGAAGATGCGAACATCATACCAGCCATCGGGTGGAAGCGGTTCAAGGCAGCGACCGAGCAGGGAGAGTGGGACGATTCAGTCTTGCCCGATTTCCAGCCTGCAACTTTCCTGGACGGTGGCGAATACACCACAAAGAAGGAAGGCGATTGCAGCCAAGACGAAACCAAGGTGCAGAAGTACACAAGCGGAATACGCAAGGCACTCGCTTATTTCACGTATGCGAGGCTTTTTCGCGCAGATGGCACAATTATAAGCCGAGCAGGTGGAATGCGCCACAGAGACGATTATTCAGACCATGTTCAAGATTTGTCGAACAACAAGCAATACAACGACATCATGGATATGGCAGAAAGATATTTATCAGATGCACTCGAATACCTCAAGATATTCTCCCAGAAAGGGGAAGTGAAGCCACAGCGAGGAACGAGAGCACACATTCACGCAATAGGAGATTAATATATGGCAACAATAGACGAAATTAAACAGCAGGCGGCAGCGGTCAAGAACGCTACGCATGTGGGCGAGAACACAGCCAAGAGGGTAGGCGGTGCTCTCGCTGGTCTTGCGGAGCTTGCAGAGCAGCAGGATTCTAAACTCAGCGGCTTATCGGATAAGGTATCCAATCACATTTCCGAAACAACACAAGTTGGCGCAAAGTGGGCTTTTGAAAA